ATTGACCCCCCCCCTAGGAAAAACGCCCCTTGCGCCCTCGTTGCTACTCGCGGGGGTCCAGGACATCCCCGAGACTCTCGCATCTGCGCGGTGCCGCGCTGCGCGTGGGCGCGAGGATCGCCGGGCAATTTCAGAAAAGCTGCGGTTTTGCGGGGCGGGCAGCTCCGGAAGTACTCTTTTCCTTTTCCCAAGGTTCGGGCGGCATGTCCGCCCGTCCCGCAAAGCCGCAGACGTTGGTGCCCGAATCGGGCACAGGAGGTGAGCCTATGCGAATCGAGAACAGACCGCTGGCGGAACTGACGCCGTATCGCGCCAACGCCAAAAAGCACGACGCCGCGCAGGTGGCTAACGTGGCGGAGAGCATCCGCCAGTTTGGATTTGTGCAGCCGGTCGTGGTAGACCGGGACGGCGTGATCGTCATTGGTCACTGCCGCGCCCTGGCGGCGGAGAAGCTGGGCATGGTCGAGGTGCCCTGTGTCTGTGTGGACGATCTGACGCCGGAGCAGGTGAACGCCCTGCGTCTTGTGGACAACAAGACCAACGAGAGCCCGTGGGATCTCGACCTGCTGGCTGCCGAGCTGCCGGAGCTGGATCTGTCGGCGTTTGATTTCGAGTGGGGTGAGTTGCCCAGCGTGGGATTTGACATCGGTTCCCCCGCTGCCTGTGCTGACGCTGTTTCTAAAAATCCTTTAAGCGACGAAGACCCCGACTACCAGTCCTTTGTTGAGAAATTCATGCCAAAGAAAACGACAGACGACTGCTACACGCCGGAGAATATCTACGCGGTGGTTAAGGATTGGGCGGTTGATCGTTATGGTTTGTCTGGCGCGGAGGTGCTGCGCCCGTTCTATCCGGGTGGCGATTATAAGGCGGTGACCTATGACGAGAATGCCGTTGTTATAGATAACCCGCCCTTCTCGATCATCTCCGAGATCTGCGACTGGTACATGCAGAATGGCGTCCGATTCTTTTTGTTCGCCCCGGCTCTTACGCTTTTCGGTGTTGGGCGTGGCCAGCTGAATTATATTGGATGCGGTGCAGGCGTGACGTTTGATAACGGCGCGAATGTCAGCATTTCCTTCGTGACAAACATGGGGAACTGTGCAGCTATGAGTGCGCCAGACCTTCGGAAAAAGATTGATGCGGCCAATGAACAAAACTTGAGATCTGTTCGTCGCAGCCTACCAAAGTATTCCTACCCTTTGCACGTTTTGACCTCGGCGATGTTGCAATATTTCTCTGCACATGATGTTTCATTTTGCGTTAAGGTCGGCGAGTTGGCATTTATTCGGTCTCTTGATTCTCAGGCAAGTGCTGGGAAAACCGTGTTCGGTTCTGGCTTCTTGATTTCGGAGAAGGCGGCGGCGGAGAAAGCAGCGGCGGAGAAAGCGGCGGCGGAGAAAGCGGCGGCGGAGAAGGCAGCGGCGGCGGAGAAAGCGGCGGCGGAGAAGGCAGCGGCGGAGAAGTGGCAGCTCTCTGATCGAGAGAAAGCAATCATTGCTTCTCTTGGCTGAAGGAAGGAGGTGCTTTAAGTTGCCCCAGTTTAGAGAATTTGACCAAAAGCAATTTGAGAGCCTGTGCGGTATGCAGTGCTCCGTGGAGGAGCTGTGCGGTTGGTTCGGCTGCGACGAGGCAGCTCTAAACGCTTGGTGCATGGACACCTACGGCGAGGACTTCCGAAGCGCGTTTGATCGGCTGGCCATGATGGGGCGCATTGTTCTGCGCCGCGAACAGGTCGCCGCAGCGAAGAAGAGCGTGTCCATGGCGCGGCATCTGGAGGCGCAGCGGGCGGGCCATGACGCACCCCCGCAGAAGCGGAAGAACTACCGGCTGACGGAGGCTTACAAGGAGCTCCGGCAGTCGATGCTGCAGAACCTGATCGAAAGGGATCTCGACGGTGATGTGTACCGGGACAAGGTGCAGGAGTATATGGACTTCTGGGTGCGGCGGCAGGAGCTGCGGGACGACATCGCCCGGCGCGGGCTGACCGTCACGGATGACCGGGGGCGGCTGATGGAGAACCGCAGCGTGTCGCTGGAGATTCAGGTCTCACGCCAGATGCTGGCGATCTTCACCACGCTGGGCTTTAAGGAGGACGCTCTGTCGGCAGCCGCCCGGGGCGATGACGACGATGAGCTGTGAGATCCCCGTGGAGGTTCTGCGCTATATCGAGATCGTCGAGTCCAACAATCCCCGCGCCTGTCCTGAGCAGCACGCGCTGGTGGCGATGATCCGCCGTGTGTTCGATACGGAGGACATCTACGTAGACACGGAGCAGCTGCGCCGGTATCTGAGCTTGCTGCGCTACTTCCCTTACGAGCGGCTGTTCCCGTGGGAGGAATTCCTTCTCGCGCTGTGGGACTGCACCTATCGCGCCGACGGGCGGCCACGGTGGAAAAAGCTGCTCTGCATGGTGGGGCGCGGTGCAGGCAAGGACGGCTTCATCGCCTTTGATGGCGCGTGCTCCATTTCCCCCTACAACCCCGTGAAGAACTACAACGTGGACGTGTGCGCCAACAACGAGGAGCAGGCAGTCACGCCGGTGAAGGATCTGTCCGAAGTCCTTGAATCCCCCAAGTGGGAGTCAAAGCTCAACCGGCACTACTACCACACCAAGGAGATGGTGCAGGGTCGGAAGAACAAGGGTGTGATGAAGGGGCGCACCAATAACCCGAAGGGGCGGGATGGTATGCGCTCCGGCAAGGTCGTCTTTAACGAAGTCCACGCCTTTGAGAACTACAACAACTACAAGGTCTTCGTCACCGGTCTGGGCAAGGTCGGGCAGCCGCGTATCGGGATGTTCACATCGAACGGCGACGTGTCTGATGGCCCGCTGGACGACTTCATAGCCCAGGGGCGGCGGATCCTCTTTGAGAACGAAGCGGAGCCGGAGGGCGGCTATCTCCCGTTCATCTGCTGCCTTGAGAACAGGGAGCAGGTCAACGACCCGGAGAACTGGTTCATGGCGAACCCGTCGCTGTCCTATGTCCCCCACCTGCGGCAAGAGATCGAGGAGGAATATGCGGACTGGCTGGTCAACCCGGAGCAGAACGGAGACTTCTTGACAAAGCGGATGGGCATCCGCGCCGGGCAGTTGGAGATCAGCGTGACGGACTATGCCAAGGTCAAGGCGACCAACCGGCAGCTGCCGGATCTCCGCGGGAAGTCCTGCGTGGCCGGCGTCGACTACGCTGAGATCAACGACTGGGCGAGCGTCAACCTGCACTTCCGCGTGGGCGCGCAGCGTTATGACATCAACCATTCGTGGGTCTGCCTGCAGAGCCGGTCGCTCTCCCGCATCGTCGCCCCGTGGCGAGCTTGGGCGGAGGCGGGAAAGCTGACGGTGGTGGACGATGTGAGCATCGACCCCAACCTCCTGGCGGACTACCTGAAGGAGATGGGCTTAAATTACAACATCGTCAAGCTGGCAATGGATCACTTTCGCTGGACGCTGGTGAGCGACGCCATGCGGCGCATCGGCTTTGACGCCAGGGACAAGGACCGCGTGAAACTGGTTCGACCCAGCGACATCATGCAGGTTGACCCGGTGATTCAGGAGTGCTTTGACCGCGACCAGTTTACATGGGGCGACAACCCGCCCCTGCGCTGGGCGGTGAACAATACCAAAAGAGTACGCAGCGGCCAGCGTGCCGGTACGAATACAGGCAATTTCTACTACGCCAAGATCGAACCGAAGAGCCGAAAGACGGACCCGTTCATGGCTCTGGTGGCATCTATGACCGAGGAGGCGGTGCTTGGCACCGGCGAGCCGGTGAAGCTGCCGCTCATCGGCGCGATCCGGCTATAGGAGGTGGGCAATGGCACTTAATTTTTGGAAGTGGCTCGCCGGAGGCAAGGCTCGTTCTCCCACCACGGTGGAGATCGCGTGCCGCGATCTTCTGGCAGCGGCGCAGGAGTTTCAGCTGCGGGATACGTGCTTCTGGACCTGCGCGAACATGATCGCCAACGCCGTCGGGCGTTGCGAGTTCCGAACATTCCGGGATGGCGAGGAAGTTCGAGAGCGCGAACACTATCTCTGGAATGTGGAGCCGAACGTGAACCAGAACTCTACGGCGTTCCTGCACAAACTGGTGGCGAAGCTGCTGGTGGATAACGAGGTGTTGGTCATCAGCACCCGGCAGCGGGAGGGTTATGACGCGTTGGTCGTGGCGGACAGCTATACGACCGGCGGCAGCTACCCCAGCAAGCAGAATGAGTACACAGGCGTGCAGGTGGGCGACGTGTCCTACGAGAAGACCTTCCGCGAGCGGGAAGTCCTGCATCTTACGCTGAACCACGTGAACATCAAGCCGGTGCTGGACGGCCTATACGGCTCCTACGTGCGGCTCATCAATGCCGCCATGCGGCGGTATGCGTGGGACAAAGGGCAGCACTGGAAAGTCCACGTGAGTCAGCTGGCCTCCGGCGCGGATGACTTCACGCAGAAGTTCTCGCAGATGATCGAGGAGCAGGTGAAAACCTTCCTCGACTCTGATGGAGCAGTCTTGCCGGAGTTTGAAGGCTATGCCTACACGAACGAGGGCGGCAAGGCTGCCGTAGAGCTGTCGGACATCCAAAGCCAGATGAAGGACATCTTCGCGTTTACGGCGAAGGCGTTCCAGATCCCGGCGGTGCTGGTGGATGGCAGTATCCAAGGCACGGAGGACGCGCAGGGCAGATTCCTGACCGGCTGCATCGATCCCATCTGCGATCAGCTGCAGGAGGAGATCAACCGCAAGCGATACGGCTATGACCGGATCCAGCGCGGCGACTATCTCCGCATTGACACCAGCAGCATCCGCCACTTCGATATGTTCGCCAACGCGGCAAATGTGGAGAAGCTCGTCGGCTCCGGCGTGTTCTCCATCAACGAAGTTCTGCGGGCGGCGGGTCTGCCCGCCATTCCGGAGGACTGGGCGGACAAGCACTATCTCACAAAGAATATTGCAACGCTGGGCGCGGAAACCTCTGTGCTCGGCGGCGCGGAAGGAGGAAACGCATGAAGAAACCCCTTTGGGAAATCAAGCAGGCTGCGGAGGGCGTCCTGCAGCTCTACATCTACGGCGACGTAGAGGGCGAGGAGCTCGATTGGGAGAACTGGCGGTATGTCCAGAGCGACAACAGCGCGGAGCACTTCCGCGAAGAGCTGGCGAAGCATCCTGACGTGTCGCGCATCGAGATCTACATCAACAGCTACGGCGGCAGCGTCTTTGAGGGCACGGCGATCTACAACCAGCTGAAGCGTCATCCGGCGCGGAAGGTGGTCCACGTGGACGGCTTCGCCTGCTCCATCGCCTCCGTGATCGCCATGGCGGGCGACGAGGTGATCATGCCGCGCAACACACTGATGATGATCCACAACATGTGGATGTGTGCCTGCGGCAATGCCGCGGAGCTGCGGAAGGCTGCGGATGATCTTGATGTCATCAATGCCGCGGGGCGGCAGGCGTATCTGCAGAAGGCCGGCGACAAGCTGACGGAGGAGCGTCTGTCGGAGATGATGGACGCGGAAACGTGGCTGACCGCTGAGCAGTGTGTTGAGCTCGGTCTCGCGGATCGTCTTGCCGATGCTGACGCCGACATGAGCGGCGCGTCCACCATCTTGCAGAAGATGAACGCCGGCATGGAGCAGCATCTCCGGTATCAGAAGTCGCTGGCGGCGCAGCTCCGCGACCTGACAGCGGAGCCCCCTGTGCCTGCGCCCAACAAGGATCCCCAGGGCGGCGGAAGCCATGAAAAAATCAACAAAGTTCTCGGACTGTTTTCTTGAGAATCGAAAGGAGAAATAAGAATGAAAAACAATGACATTCGTACCCGCGAGGAACTGCGGCAGGCTCTCCAGCAGGCTGCCGTCTCCGGCGACACCGGCGCGTTCTCTTCCGTCCTGGATGAGATGATGCAGCGCATCGGTCTGGACATTCAGGCCGAGTACGAGCAGCGGTTTGACGATCTGCGGCAGGAGGTCGATTCCCGCATCCTTGCACAGCGGGGCGTCCACCAGCTGACCAGCGAGGAGCGCAGCTACTACCAGAAGTTGGCCGCAGCTATGCGCTCTACCGACCCCCGGCAGGCCGTCACCGGTCTGGACGAGACGCTGCCCAAGACGGTGATTGACTCCGTCTTTGACGAGCTGCAGACAGCGCATCCTCTGCTGAGCCGCATCAACTTCCGCGCCACCGGCGGTGCCGTCGAGATCATGGTGAACACCAACGGCTACGAGGAGGCCGTATGGGGCGAGCTGTGCGACGACATCGTCAAAGAGCTGACCGCTGGCATTAAGAAGATCCCCACCACGCTGCTGAAGCTGTCCGCATTCCTGCCTGTCTGCAAGGCGATGCTGGAGCTGGGCGCGGAGTGGCTGGACAACTTCATCCGCCAGACGCTCTATGAGGCTCTGAGCAACGGTCTTGAGGCGGGCATCGTCGCCGGCGACGGCAACAAGAAGCCCGTCGGCATGATCCGTCAGGTGGGCGACGGCGTCACCGTCACCGGTGGCGCATACCCCGAGAAGGCTGCCGTCAAGGTGGATGATCTGTCTCCCCACACTGTGGGCAATCTTCTGTCCATCGTGGCAGCCGATCCTAACGGCAAGCCTCGCCGTGTCCGCGATGTGATCCTGCTGGTCAACTCCCAGGACTATCTGCAGAAGGTCATGCCCGCCACCACGCTGATGGCTCCGGACGGCACCTACCGGAACGACGTCCTGCCCTATCCCATGGACATCATCCAGACCCACGCGCTGCCCCGCGGCAAGGCTGTCATCGGCATCGCCTATCGTTATCTGGCGATGGCGGGCACCTCCCCCGAGGGGCGCATCGAGTACAGCGACCACTACCGCTTCTTGGAGGACGAGCGCGTCTATCTGATCAAGGCGTATGCCAACGGTATGCCGCTGGACAACAACGCCTTCCTGGTGCTGGACATCTCCGGCCTGACGCCCGCCACCTACAAGGTGACGCAGGTGGATCCTCCCGCAGCGTCTACCGATGCCACGCTGACCGCTCTGACTGTGGGCGATCTGGCTCTGACCCCCGCGTTCGCCTCCGGCACGCTGACCTACACCGCGACCACTACCAGCGCGTCTGATGTGGTGACTGCCGTGCCCGGCAACGCTGCGGCTGCCATGAAGCTGACCGTGAACGGCACCGAGATCGACAACGGCACCGCCGCCACATGGAAGACCGGCAGCAACACCCTGCAGGTCGTTGTGACCGCTGCTGACGGCACCACCACCAAGACCTACAAGGTCACCGTCACCAAGTCTTAACGGTGGCGGGCGCGGTAAACGCCGCGCTGCTGTCGTCCGTCAAGATTGCCTGCAACATCACATGGAGCGATGAGGCTACGGACACCAAGGTGTCCGACCTCATCGCCTCTGGGGAGGCGTACATTGACGGGAAGCTCGGCGCGGCTGGTGACTACGAGAACCCCGGGGAGCCGTTGACGCTGCTGAAGGAATACGTCCGTTACGGCTTGAGCGACGCGCTGGATGTGTTCGAGGCGAACTATCTGAACCGGCTGCTGGCTATGCAGAACGACAGGCAGGTGAAGAGCTATGCGGAAGCTACCGTTTCGCCCTGACGACCGGCAGATCACGCAGCCCTACCGGGACGGCGTGGTTAAGATCTACACCATAGCGGACACCGCCCCGCCCGGCTACCAGCCAAAGCCTACGCCTACGCTGGTGGAAACGCTGTTTTACGCGGAGCGGCGCGTCGGCCTGCAGCGGTATTACAGCGGCAAGCAGGCACAGGTGCAGGTGGAGCGCGTGATCCGGACGCAGACGCGCCCGGCGGTGAATCCCCAGTGCATCGCCGTCACGGAGGACGGCACGCAGTATGGCATCGAGCTGGTGCAGCAGCTGCAGGACGTCTATCCGCCCTCCATGGACTTGACGCTCGTCCGGATCGAGCAGAAGTACGAGGTGCCCCATGAGTAAAAAGCGAAATGTGCCCGAATCGGGCACCGACAGGACGCCCCTGTGGGCGCAGCGAATCATCGCGGCGCATCTCGCCGTGACCGATGCCGTCAGCCACGGCGGGCGCATTCAGTCTGACCGTTACCTCGTCTGGCAGGAGGACGGCGCGAACGACTTCGAGGCCGGCGGTGTCCACGCCGAAAAGGCGGTCACCGGCTCCACAGACCTATTCACGAAGCAGGAGTTTGACCCCTGGCGGGATGAGCTGGAAGCCGCCTTTGACGCGGCGGAGATCGTCTGGAGCCTGAACAGCTGCCAGTTCGAGGAAGAAACCGGCTTCTGGCACTACGAGTGGGACTGGGAGGTGTTTGCCTGATGGCTACGTTCCAGTTCGGCGGCATCGACAACTACATCACGCAGCTGAACAAGCTGCAGCAGTCCACCAAGGACGGCGTGGTGGGTAAGACGGTCTATGCCGGTGCCGCAGTCGTGGCGGATTCGGTGCGGCGCGCGATACAGGCTCTGCCCGTGGGCGACGGACGCGCCCGGGACGGCGGCTTGGTTGACACCGTCACACTGCCGCAGAAGGCGGGTCTTCTGGACGGATTTGGCATCAGTCGCTTGAAGGACGATAACGGGTTTATCAACGTCAAGATTGGCTTTGATGGGTACAACTCCACCCGGACGGAGAAGTACCCCCGAGGGCAGCCCAACGCACTGATTGCCAGATCTGTCAACAGCGGCACCACCTTCCGCAAAAAGACGAAGTTTGTGGACAAGGCGGTGAACTCCGCCAAGAAGGCGGCGGAATCGGCAATGGACGCGGCGTGCAGCCGCGAAATTGAAAAAATAATGAAATAGGAGGTGCTGCTATGAGCGCAGCAGGAAAGGTCTGTACGGGCTTCAGCAAGCCCTACGTGGCTAAGTATTCCAACGATGGCGGCGCGGTCACCTACAGCGGCGTAATGCTGCTGGCGCGGGGCGTCAAAGTGTCTCCATCCCTGAATACCGTAGCTGCCGATCCATTCTTCGCGGACAACGTGTCGGCTGAAACTGCGGAAGAAGTCTTTACCAGCGGGGTCGTCACTCTGACAGTGGATGGTCTTATGGCTGAAGCGGAAAAGTTTATCTTTGGCCTGCCTGAGCCCACCACAATGGAAGTTGGAGGCAAGCAGGTTAAGATTGAGCCCTACGGTGATGATATGCACATCCCTTATATGGGCATCGGCTTCGTGGTGCGCTATCAGAGCGCAGGCGTTGTCACCTACACCCCGACGGTATTCACAAAGGCTCGCTTTAAGCCGTCGTCAACAGAGGCTGAAACCCAGGGGGAAAGTATCTCTTGGCAGACTCAGGATCTGGAAGCCAATCTTTCGCGTGACGACACGTCGCACCACAACTGGAAGCTTATGGGTGAGGACCAAGCTACCGAGGAGGATGCCGAAGCTGTCCTCAAGGCGATTTTGGGCGGCGCGGAGTAAGAGGAGGAGTTTATGCAGATCTACGGCAGAGAAGTGGGCTTCCGCTTCACGGTGGGTGCCTCCGCCAAGATCTCCGACCTCTGCCCGGACGGCGACATCAGCCGTCTGGGGGAGGTGCTGGAGGGGCAGTACGGTAAGGTGGCGCGGGATTCTGCGTCCATCATCGCCGCGCTGAGCGAGGGGTACGAGGAGGCGTGTGCCTTTGAGCACCCCGGCTATAAGCCGCAGCCCCTGACGGTGGAGGAAGTTCTGACCCTGCGGATGGACGAGTTCAACCAGCTGCAGCGGGCGGCGTTGACCGCTTGGATGGAGGACAGCAAGCCCACGGTGGAGGTGGAGCCCGAAAAAAAAGAACGCGGCAAGGCGCAGGCGTCCAGCTGAACCTTGCGTGGCTCCTGTTCTACGGGCGAAAGCTGAATATGGGGAGGCAGGAGATCATGTGCACGAGATACGGTGAAATGCTGGACATGATCGCCTGCCTTGCCATTTACAACGGCGCAACGCCCAAGAAGAAACGAAAACACTGGACATTTGACGAAGCTATGAAGGTGAGGTGAGCCTATGGCTGTAAATATCGGCCCCAAGATCGGAGTGGACGGCGAGGCGGAATATCGTCGGCAGATCAACCAGATCATCCAGCAGTCCAAGACGTTGGAGAGCCAGATGAAGCTGGTTGCGTCCTCCTTCACCTCCGCCACCTCTGCGGAGGAGAAGAATGCTAAGACCGCCTCCGTGTTGACAAAGCAGATCGAAGTGCAGCGTGACCGCGTGAAGCTTCTGGCGGAACAGACCGGCAAGGCTGCCGCCAAATACGGTGAGAGTGACGCCAAGACCCAGAAGTGGCAGCAGGCATTGAACGAGGCAACCGCATCGCTGAACAAGATGCAGAACGAGCTCCGCGACACCTCCCGCGGCGTGGAGGATCTGGGCGAGGATATGGACGTTGGGAAGTCGAAGGCGTTGTCCTTCGGCGACGTCCTGAAGGCCAACCTTGCCTCCGAGTTCATCGTCTCCGGTATCAAGGCGATGGCGTCTGCCATCAAGGAGGCTGCCTCCGCTCTGGTGGATTTGGGCAAGCAGTCCATTATGGGCTTTGCCGAGCAGGAACAGCTGATCGGCGGTGTGGACACCTTGTTCAAGGAGTCCTCCGCGCAGGTGCAGCAATACGCCAACGAGGCATACAAGACTGCCGGTTTAAGCGCGAACGAGTACATGGAGACCGTCACCAGCTTCTCCGCGTCTCTGCTCCAGTCCATGGGCGGCGACACGCAGGCGGCGGCCGAGAAGGCGAACCGTGCGATCACGGATATGTCCGACAATGCCAACAAGATGGGCACGGACATGACCAGCATCCAGAACGCCTATCAGGGCTTTGCCAAGCAGAACTATACCATGCTGGACAACCTGAAGCTTGGCTATGGCGGCACCAAGCAGGAGATGGAGCGGCTGCTCGCAGATGCCGAGAAGTTCTCCGGCATTAAATACGACATCTCCAGCTATGCCGACATCGTAGATGCCATCCACGTAGTCCAGACGGAGATGGACATCACGGGAACGACGGCGAAGGAGGCGGCGACCACCATTCAGGGCAGCGCGAACGCCATGAAGTCCGCGTGGAGCAATCTCCTGACCGGCATGAGCAACGAGAACCTCGATCTGGACAAGCTCGTCCAGAATGTCATCGACAGCGTCAACACCTTCGCCGACAATTTGATACCGCGCCTGCAGATCATGCTGCCGCGCTTCGCCGAGGGCTTGAACAAGCTGGTCACCGGTCTGATCCCCTACGTGGGGCCTGCGCTGGAGCTGCTGTTGCCGTCCTTGATGCAGGGGATAGGTAGCCTTGTCTCCGGCATCGTGCAGGCTCTGCCGGCGGCGGTGGAAGCGATAACGGCGGTCATTCCCATGCTGGTGGAGCAGCTGACGATCCTGCTGCCGCAGATCGTCTCTGCCGGTGTCGAGATCATCGCCGCGCTGGCGTCCGGCATTGGGGAGAATCTCCCGACGCTGATCCCCGCCGTGGTGGATGCCATCATCACCATTACGGAGGGTCTTCTCGACCATATTGACCTGCTGATCATCGCAGCCGGTCAGCTGATCGCCGGCCTGGCGCAGGGCTTGATCGAGGCGATACCCCGTCTGATAGGTCGCCTGCCGGAGATCATCGGTGCCATCGTCAAGGGGCTGCTGAAGGGGCTGGCTGCTATCGGCATGGTGGGTCAGCAGTTGGTCGAGGGCCTGTTCAACGGAATCAGCAACGCGGCGGCGTGGCTGTATGAGAAGGTAAAGGGCTGGGCGTCCTCTGTAGTCGGATGGATCAAGGACTTCTTCGGCATCCACTCCCCCTCAAAGGTTTTTGCCGATGAGGTTGGTAAATTCATCCCGCCCGGCATCACGCTGGGCGTAGAGCAAGCAATGCCCCGCGCTATGCGCGCCATGGGCGACGAACTCGCCGCGCTGACGGACATCCCCTTGCCGGGTGCCGGCAGCACAACGACCACCAACATGGGCGGTGTAGTGCTGAACATCTACGGCGCGGAGGGACAGGACGTCAACGCTCTGGCGGACGCCGTCATGTACAGGCTGCAGAGCGCGGTGGAGAGAAGGGAGGCGGTGTTCGCGTGATTTTCTGGGCTGGCAAATCCTCCGATGACGTTCACGTTATCGTCGAACGCTATCCCTCCATGCCGCTGGCGGCGCGGAAGCTGGACGTGCAGTCCGTCCCTGGGCGCAGCGGTGACCTGATCTTCCCTCAGGACGCCTACGAGAACTACGTCCAGCAATACGAGGTCTACATCAGCGCGGAGCGCATCCGCCTGCCCCGTGCTATGCGCGAGGTGGCGCAGTGGCTCTGCGCCCCGAAGGGCTACCAGCGTCTGGAGGACAGCTACGACCTTGAGGCGTTCCGGAACGCCTATTTCGTGGGGCCGCTGGACGTGGAGAGCATCATGCACCGCTTCGGGCGGGCGACCATCGAGTTCAGCTGCCAACCGCAGCGTTGGCTGCGCTCCGGCGAAATAGAATCCCGCCTGCTCAACGGTCAGAGCCTGCTGAATCCCACGGCGTTTGCAGCGAAGCCGCTGATCACCGTCACCGGGTCTGGCTCCGGCACTCTGACGGTGGGCGGCCGCGCCGTGGAGATCAACAGCTTCCCGGACGGTTACGTGGTGTTGGACTGCGAGGCACAGAACGCCTACGGCGCGCAGGGTGCGAATCGCAACGCGACCATTCTCGCGCCGGAGTTCCCGGAGCTGGCGGCAGGAGAGACCCCCGTCAGTTGGAGCGGCGGCATCACCGCCGTGACGATTGAACCGAGGTGGTGGACGCTGTGAACCCTATCCTTTATAGCCCCGCAGAGCGGGCATTCACCGACAACGGCGTGGGCGTCCTGTCTGACGCAGCGTCCTGCATCGTGACGGAGGAGCGTAACGGTGGATTCGAGCTGGAGTTGCAGTACCCGGTCGCCGGCATCCACTACGCCGACATCACCTACCGTTCTATCATTCTCGCAAGACCGCGTCCGGAAGCAGCAGCGCAGCCGTTCCGTGTATACCGCATCACCCGCCCCATGGGCGGGCTGGTGACCGTCTACGCCCAGCACATCAGCTACGACCTCTCCGGTGTCGCCATGCCGCCCTTCACGGCGCAGGGCATCGCTGGGGCGTTCGCTGCCATCAACGCCAGCGCACTCCCGTCTGACAGTGGCTTCACCTACTGGACGGATAAGACGGGGACGCAGGGCATCTCCAGCACGCTGCCGCTCTCCGTCCGCTCGCTTCTGGGCGGCGTCCGCGGCAGCATACTGGATGTCTACGGCGGCGAGTACGAGTTCGACCGCTTCACTGTCCGGCTCTGGGCGAAGCGCGGGGAGGATCGCGGCGTGACGATCCGCTACGGAAAAGATCTGACGTCCTTGGAGCAGGAAGCCAGCTGCGCGGCGGTCTATACCGCCGTTTACCCCTACTGGACGAGCGGGGAGGCGACTGTAGAGCTGCCGGAAAAGACGGTGTCCGTTCCGGGCACATTTGACTTCACGCGGATCCTGCCGCTGGATCTGTCGTCCGCGTTTGACGATGCCCCGTCTGTGGACAGGCTGCGGACGGCCGCGCAGTACTACATTACCGACAACAAGCTGGGCGTGCCCCGCGTGTCCCTAAGCCTGTCCTTCACACAGCTGGACGGCGAGCGCGTTGACCTCTGCGACACCGTCTCCGTCGTTTTCCCCGCCATGGGCGTCACAGCCCGGGCGAAGGTGATACGAACGACCTTCGACGTCCTGCGTGACCGCTACAAGGGCGTGGACGTGGGCGACATTCGCGCCAACATCGCCGACACCATCGCGGCGCAGGCGCAGGATCTTGACGCCATGCCCACCACGCAGGCGATGCAGAAGGCGATTCTAAACGCCACCGGCTGGATCACCGGCACCGGGGGCGGCTACGTGGTCTTTAAGCGCAACGACGGCGGACAGGCGACGGAGCTGCTGATCATGGATTCCCCGGAGATGTCCACCGCCAAGAACGTCTGGCGTTGGAACCTCGGCGGTCTGGGCTTCTCGAAGAACGGCGTCAGCGGGCCCTACGAGACCGCCATCACGCAGGATGGCTCCATCGTGGGCAAGTTCGTCACTGCCGACGGCTTGCACGTATACGCCGCCAACGTGGACGGTGTGCTGCAGGCGAACCAGATCAACGCCGAGAGCCTGCACGTCAAAGCCGCCAACGTGGACGGCACCTTCTCCGCCGACAAGATAGTGGGCGGCACCATCGACGCCGACCAGATCAACGTCACGAATCTGAATGCGGATAACATCAATTCCGGCTCGCTGAAGGGCGCATATCTGGCGGATGCGGCGGTCACCGTGGACAAGATCGGCAGCGGCGCGGTGACAAACCCGAAGATCCAGTACGGCGCGGTCGGCAAAGCAGAGTGCACGACCTCCCTGCAGAACCTAATCGCCGAGGGCATCACCGCCAACAGCATTTTGGCGGGCACCGGCTTCGCCACCGACCTGACGGCTGATGTGTTCCGGGTGCGGACACAGTTCAGATTCCAGAATTTCAGCAGCCCTCTGACGCTACACAACAAGAGCAGCCTGCCAACCTATGTGTTGGGGGTGAACTAAAGGAGGTTCCCATGGACAAAGACAGACCGACGATCACCATGGCGGACGAGACGACGCTTCCCTGCGACTTCTTCGGCTACGCCGAGAGCCTGGGCGTCCAGTATATCGACATCCCGGGCAGCAGCCTGTCCGAGCTGGCGCAGATCTTCAGCAGCGCGGAAAAGACGTCCGCCATCAAGTTCGTCAATTCTTCGGAGACCGTAGTCCGCGAGGGGTTCACCGTCCTTGTCTCCCTGCAGCGGGCGTCTGTGGACAACGACACGATCCGCGTAGCTCTCCGGCGTCCCTATGCCGACGCTGCCGCTACGGCGGAGGCAGCGGAGTACAAAGCCGCGCTGGACATTCTCGGAATCAAGACGGAGGAGGATATGCCATGAACATCAACCAGGAATTGACCCTTAACCTGTCCGCGGACGGAATCCCGCCCCGCATGCACATGGTGCAGGGCGACGCCAACACCCGCACCGTCGTGGCGACGCTGTGGGACGGCGCGCAGCCCTACACCATCCCCGCCGCCTCTGCGGTCATGATCCGCTTCCGGAAGCCGGACGGCACCGGAGGTCTCTACGACACAACGGAATCCGGCGCGCAGGTCACCGTCTCCGGCAACACCGTCACCGCCCCCGTCGCCACCCAGATGCTGGCCGTGGCGGGCGTGGTGCAGGCGCAGGTGGACATCTACGGCACCGCCACCGGCAAGGCGGCGGAAAAGCTGGCAACGTTCCGCTTCGCGGTGGAGGTCGCGCCCAGCGTCTACCCGGACGCCGAGATCATCAGCAGCGATTATTTCAACATCATCGCCGCCGACATCGGCAAGGCGGTGGAGGCAGCGGCCAGAGCGGAGGCGGCGCAGGCGGCGGCCTCTGCCGCCCAGCAGGGGGCGGAGACTGCCCGCGACGACGCCGTGAACGCCAAGACCGCCGCGGAATCCGCCAAGACGGCTGCCGTTGCCGCCCAGAAGGAATCCGAGGCGGCGCAGACAAAGGCGGAGGCGGCGCAGACCGCAGCCGGGCAGTCCGCCGCTGCCGCCCAGACAGCCAAGGAGGGCGCAGAGACGGCGCAGTCCGGCGCGCAGGCAGCCCAGACCGCAGCCGAATCGGCTAAGGCTGATGCTCAGGCGGCGCAGACCGGCGCAGAGACTGCCCGCACCGGCGCGGAGACTGCCAAGGGTGCGGCGGAGGATTCCGCCGAGGACGCGGAGGCATGGGCTGTCGGCCAGCGTAACGGGACGGACGTCCCATCCACAGACCCCGCCTACCACAATAACGCCAAGTATTACAAGGACCAGGCGCAGACCATTGCCGGCGGCGAATTCGTCAGCTACGGTGCCCCCCAGACCCTGACCGACGCGCAGAAGCAGCAGGCACGTGACAACATCAACGCACCTGCGCCATATGAAGCCGGAGACAACATCTCCATCACCGGCAGGATCATCACCACCAAGGCGTTTCCCTGCAACCCCAACCTGCTGGACAACGGGTATTTCGGAAACCCGGTGAATCAGCGGGGGCAGACGAGCTACACGGGAGCCGGGTATACCATTGACCGGTGGAAGCTCGACAGCGATTCCGGAAGTTGCTCCATCAATTTAACGGAGGAAGGCATTGAATTTGTTGCAACATCTGGCGCAACTGGGATTGCATTATTGAATCAGACTATTGACCCCAGTAACTTTAAAGCCCTAGCTGGTAGAACCGTAACGCTTTCCTCGCTCGGCAAAACAGACACAAGACAGCAAGTCTTGCTTTATGTGAACGGTCAGGTGGCAGCATCAGCGTCTTCAGAAGCGACCAACGGGATGCAAATGACTTCTCTGACGTATACATTCCCAGATTCCATTTCATTCGCAGCAGCGTTCGTTTATGGTCGCAGTACGCCGGGGAGTGGAACGGGGAAAATCATTGCCTCCAAGCTGGAACTCGGCTCCCAGCAAACCCTCGCCCACAAGGAATATGGCGAGTGGGTGCTGAACGAGATACCGAAGTTCGGCGATCAGCTGGCGGAGTGCCAGCGGCACTACTATCGCGTGCATTATGACCAGTATCAAACAATCAACATTGCGTATGAAGATACAGGCTATGCGTTCATCATGTTACCGCTCCCCGTTGCAATGCGTATCGAAAACCCCGTGTTGACGCAAAGTAAGCCGATAGCACTGGGGAGCAGTGAAAAAATAATGGCGGCGGCAGAGGCGAAGGGATGTATGGCGAGACTGGGCGTCAGCTATGCAGCGATAAGCAACGCGAATAGGGCGATATACTCGTACTGCGCCGACCCCGAAGGCGTCACCTTTACGCTTTCTGCCGATCTTTAAGGAGGTACGCCATGAATATGGAAATCCAAAAATCAAAGGTCTACGTCCTGCTGGACGAGCGGAGCCGCGTCCTGCGCTGCGAGGGAGGATACACCATGAGCAACATCGACGACGTGAGCCAATGGACGTACATCGACGAGGGCACGGGGGACAGATTCAACCTGTGCCAGAGCCACTACCTCGACGGCGGACTGTACACCATGCAGGGCGTTCCCCGTTACAAGTACGAGGGCGGCGCGTGTGTGCTGCGTAGCGAGGCAGAGATCAAAGAGGACGTGGCGAACCTGCCCAAGCCGGAGCCGTCGCAGCTGGAGCAGACGCAGGCGGAGGCGGTGCAGTACCGCGCCGCGCTGAAAATCCTTGGAATCGAAACGGAGGGCTGAACATGAGGACGGACATCTTAGAGCAGGCGAAAGCCCTTCGCGCCAGCATGGACGCGGCAGCGGCTGTCCTGACTGATGAGCAGGCGGCAAAAGCACCGATGATCTATCGCCCGTGGAGCAGCGACAGCGTGACCTATGCTGCCGGTGACAGATGCCTGTACGGTGGCGTGCTGTACAAGTGCTTGCAAGGGCACACCTCGCAGGGAGCGTGGACGCCGGAGGACGCTGTCAGCCTGTGGGCAAAGGTACTGATCCCCGATCCTACCGTGATCCCCGAGTGGCAGCAGCCGGAGAGCACCAACCCCTACATGAAGGGCGATAAGGTGACATATCAGGGCAAAACATGGCAGTCTACCGTTGACAACAACGTGTGGGCACCGGGAACGTATGGATGGGAGGCAGTATGACGGAGGCAATCATCGTGGCAATCATTACGGGGGCGTTGACGTTCGCGGGGGTGCTGGTGGCGAACGGGAAGTCGCAGGCGGTGACGGAAGAGCGGCTGGACGAGCTGACACGGGAGGTTCGGGAGCACAACAATTTCGCTCGCCGTATGCCGGTGGTAGAGGAGCAGATCAAGGTGATCAACCATCGGATCGCCGATCTGGAAAACAATAAGTGACAGGCGTAAAGCCGGAAAGGAAGCATTATGAAGCTGAACAACAAGACCTATGACATCATCAAGTGGGTGGTTATGATCGTGCTGCCCGCCATCAGTGCCCTGTACGTGGGGCTGGGCGGCATCTGGGGCTGGCCGTACATCGAGCAGGTGGCGGGGACTATCTCCTGCATCACCGTGTTCCTTGGCGCGCTGCTGGGCATCTCCACGGCGGCGTATAACAAGACCAGCGTCCCCGAGGAGGCGGAGTAATGGCCGCGCCGAAGGTATATCTGTCCCCGGCTATGCACAGGGCTAACCCCTGTGTATACCCCCGGCCGAACGGGAAACAGTGCTACGAGGCACTTGAAAACAACGAGTATATCGACATTCTGGAGCCGATCCTGAACCGCTGCGGCATTGCCACCAAGCGTGGCTATCGGCGCACCCCCATGAACGGGGACAACGGCAACGACATTATGAAGCAGAACGTCCGGGAGAGCGACGCGTGGGGCGCGGACGTGCATTACGTCAGCCACACCAACGCTAGCGCGGCGGGCAACGCCAAGGGTTGCCGCCCCATGTACTACACCTACTCCAAGGAGGGCAAGCGACTGGGGGAGATCATGGTGAAGTACCGGAGGCAGATCTACCCCGGCACGGTGACGCTGAACGCCAGCACGAAGTGGTACGAGCTGCGGGTGCCGAAAGCCGTGTCCTTCTACGAGGAGCACGTTTTCCACGACAATCTGGAGGATGCCACGTGGTTCCACACCCACATGGAGGAGATCGCCGAGAGCGCGGCAAAGGGGCTGTGCGAGTGGTTCGGGATTCCGTATGTGGAGCCGGAGAAGCCGCAGCCGGTGGAGCCGGAGGAGCCTATGACCCCCGGCGAGCTGCTGGTGAAGATTATGAACAGCGCAGGAACGTGCGGCACGTGGGAGCTGGTGAAGTAACCTGAATCGTACCGGCAGCGCGTTGCCATTCCGTTGTCATTATTCGTCCATCGAGGCCGGTTTATTGTCCGGATTTTCGCACTAATTTCGATGCAACTCGGACTTTCGAAGCGGCTGAAACCCTTGCGAATAAAGAGAAACCGCCTGATCGTTGCAGTCAGGCGGTTTCTGGTTTTGGAGCAGGGTACGGGAGTCGAACCCGTTGAGAAAACAGGTATACACGGCTTCAACACTCATTTTTTTGAACTGTCGTTGTCATTTTGTTGTCAAAATAGTCGTCGATGGATCTGTCGATCTCTATCATTCTGTCGGTCATCGTGTAGGCGTAAACCTGCTTATACATCCAGTCATCGGACCAGCCGTTGCGCTCCTGCGCATACCTCGACTCCACGCCGAGCCGCACCATGATGGCGGCGTTGGCGTGGCGCAGGTCATGGAAACGGCAGCGAGGAATGCCGGCGGCATCGAGTCCGCGGATGAAGCGATTATAGATCGTCTGGCCAGAGATGGGGACGATGTAGCCCTCGCTGCGGCCGGTGGCGTCTATCAGCGTCTGAATGTGGGCGGGGACGGATACCCAGCGATCGCCGGAGAAGGTCTTTGGCGGCTTCACCTCGTCGCCGTTTTCTCCGGAGACAATGGCGCGACAGATGTGCAGCCTACCCCCAGAGATGTCCTCGAATCTGGCACCGCGGATCTCCGACATACGCATCCCCATCCACAATGCCATAAGTACGGGTAGCTCCATGTCTGTGCCGGAGAATGCCGCGATGATCTTTCCGATCTCGTTGTCCTCGATCTTGCGCAGCTCTACCTTCCGCTTCTGCGGAAGGATGACGGAGATCCTTGAATCTGGCGCGAACTGCTTCAGGACGGAGACGAGAAGCCCTTCAACGTTCCGGATATACTTGGGGCTTTTCCCGTTTTTCGCCATCTTCCCGATCTCCCGCTGGATCTGCTCGGAGGTGATGGAAGAAGCCGGCAGCTCCATCAGGCTCTGGAAGGATGTCTTCTGGAGACGCTTGTACTCCGCCGCGGTGGAGGGCGAGATCACCCCGTCTCGCGATTCGATGTACTTCCTGTACGCCTCCCTCAACGTTATGGTGGAGGCAGCCTTGTCGGGTGCCTTCAGGCCGTGCTTAATGGCGGACGCCTCCGCCACTGCCTCTGCCTTTGTGGGGCGCGTGATGGACACGTCCCGCCCATCCACGCGGACGCGGCACGTCCACGACCCGCTGGGCAGCTGCCGCGCTGTAGGCGCGTCGCTCCTGGTACGCTTCTCACGCACCTGCCGGGTGCCGCACCACTTGCAGTAGACGCTGTCGCCGTCTATCTCACGACCGCAGCCTTTGTTCTTGCAGATCACACTACCACCCCTTTGCATAAAGCCGTGCCCGAATCGGGCACGGCTTCTGTCTATTTATCCGACCTTCTCCATGCGGATGGTCATAGTGGAACCGAGGGCACTGGCTTCGTAGCTCAGCTGACCGTCGGCATAGGTGAACGTCTTGGTGTCATCACCGCTGGCAAGAAGTGCGAGGGAGGTCTGCTCCTTGTCGTTCTGAGAATCCCAGGAATACGGTTCGTCCGCCGTGGTGGGGGCAACGAATGTCCCCGCCCAGTACAGGCTCTTAGTGTCGCCATTGTCGGAAACCCAGTTTACGACAATTTCGCTGCCGGAGATCGTGGCGACCTGCCAAGTGTCCTCAGAGTTGCTATTGACTTGTTTCCACTCGCCGGTCAGGTCGGGAGGAGATGCAGGCTCTTTAGTCTGCTCGCCGCCACTGTTGGCGGGTGTGTTGCCGCAGGCACAGATGAACAGTACCATAACGGCGACCATCAGGAACACAGTAATTTTCTTCATCTTTTTCCTCTTTCCGCGACAAATCTGCCGCTTTTATATATTTTCTGTAAAGAATTTACATTTCACTGGATATATCCTGCCGAAGTGGTACGATAAAGGTACTATTTTGAGGAGGGAAGTACCATGAATGAGCAGGAGGAGGCATTATTGCAGCTATTTGACAGCTTAGACCCGTCGGCGCAGCTGGACGCGCTGGAGGCGGCGCGGTCAATCAAGAACAGCGGTTGCCTTTAGGAGCGGTGCCCGAATCGGGCACCGCGTGTTTATCCTCCGCACACCTTGCAGGCGCGCAGCCCGCTGGCTATGGCGTCGCTGATGCTCATGGGGTGCTTGGAGCCCTTCAGCGTCCTGCAATACTCGCTATGATAACATTCTCCCGTTTCGCCCACGTAGACAGTGCGCTCCTGCGGCTCCGTCTGGGCAGGAGGTTCGACGTAAACAGGCTCGTTCACCTCCGCCACCGGCTCTGACACAGGCTCCTGCCATGTCTTTGGTTCCGGATCCGGCGTTTCCTCCACGGGATCCACCGCGTCCGGCTCCGGTGCCGAGGTCGCCTCGTCCTCCTGCGTCGTGGGCGCGGACTTGTTCACATCCACATCCAGCTTGTCGGTAGGCGTGAACTGAGCAGAGACATTCTGCTGCGGCGATCCGCTTACGGTGTTGTCCGCCACATCCGTTGACGGAGTGACCAGCGCACTGGCGATGAATACCGCCACAACAAGACCGATCCGCCACCCCGCCTTCACGTGCAGCTTCTCCCGCAAGAATGCCCCCAGTGCGGGGATAGGCGCGGCAAGGATTGCCGTGGCGAAAAGTAATCCGCTGCCCACAGAGGGGAACTGTTCCAGCCCCAGCATGACGCAGCCCACCACAAACAGCCATTGCAGCACCAGCAAAACAACTTTCTTTTTCATAGTCACCCCCATCGTGCCCATCCGGGCACTCTTTTTTTATTTCTCCTGCTCCCGCTTTTGGCGGAGCATGAAGGCAAATAGTTCGTTCCGCTGCTCGGCGGTCATGCCGTCCAGCAGCCGTATAAATTCCTGCCGCACCGGGTCGGGCGGCGTTGGATCCTCGCCCAGCAAATCGCTGACGGTGCAGCCCAGATACTGCGCCAGCATCTGCACACGTGCTATTGACGGAACAGAATCACGCTTCACGTAGTTGCTCAGCATATCCTTACCCGCACCGCTTTCGGCGCAGGCGACGGTAGGCTTAACGCCTTTCTGAGCACAATAATACTTTACGTTTTGCACAAAAATTTCCTTGTTCATTTGCCCTTCTCCGCATGAGAAATTGTGCAAAGCACCAAATAATCTAAAATTTCCTATTTTCTATTGACAATCGTAAATCTACGATTTATGCTTAACTTGTCCCTCAGGTACGAGCGAGAGGGAGGTGAGAAGATGGAAGACCTTCGCACGGCTTTGACGGCAGACATCGAATCGTTTGCCCGTCGTGTGTTGTCCGGGAACGGGACACCTCAGGAGGTGGCGGCACTGCCCAGCCTGCTGATGTGGCACAGCGGAGTCAATCCTCCGCAAGAGCTTCCGCAAGGGCAGCCTTGACAGCCTGCCGGATGGCGGCGTTGTTCAGGTCGATGGCGCGTTTGACGCGGAGCCAGCCGTACTCGTCCGCGAGAGCGTTCGGGAACAGCTCACGCTCCAGTCGCGGCTGGATTGCCTTCAAAGCGGCGTCAAATGCGTTGTCTACGGCGGCATTTATCTGTTCGTTTTTCATCCTGTTGCCCCTATCTCTCGTGCCCGAGTCGGACACATCTGCCTTATCCCCGGCATGATTTCCCCCTGTTATTGTCAGACGTGCGGGAAAGCGGGTGGTGTGTAGTTTCAGTCATCACTATCATACCACCCGTTTTCACCGGGGTCAAGGTGAAATTTCAACGCGCTAAGTGAAAGGATGTGATTTAGTTGTCTATGAAGGAATTGCGGGAGCGGCGCGGACTGTCTCAGGTGCAGATCGCCGACCGGCTGGCGGTGGACAAGTCCACGGTGAGCAAGTGGGAGAGCGGCGACAGCACGCCGCTGAAGAAGTACCGGCCTCAGCTGTGCGAGCTTCTCGGGTGCACCGAGGAGGAGCTGATAGCCCCGGCTTCCGCTTAAACCGTAACACGAAAGGAGGGCGTTGTCCATGCCGAAGGGCAGCGAGAACATTTACCAGACCGCCCGACGTGCGGCGGGTCTGACGCAGGAAGCCGCAGCGGAGCGGCTGGCGGTCAGCGTCACGAGTATGAGAGCCTACGAGACGGGGCAGCGGATCCCCGGAGACGACATCGTGGCGATCATGTGCACCGTCTACGATGCACAGTATCTTGGGCTGCAGCATCTGCAATTGAAGTCCACGCTTCTGCCGGATTGTATCCAGGCGGCGCGGCCGGAGCCGCTGCCGGTAGCGGTCATTAAGCTGGTGCGGCGTGTCATGCGCTTCGCCGAGGAGCACCGCAGCGACCAGCTGATGGAGATAGCGGAGGACGGAGTCATCAGCGACAGCGAGAGGGAACTGTTTGACGAGATCGCCTGCGAGCTGGGCGACATCGTGCAGGCGGCTCTGGCATTACAGTACGCGGAGGAGGTTTGATTATGCCGAGAACGAAGTTAAGCGCAAAATCTGACGCCGCCAAGGATATGGCGCAGCGCATCCGGGCGCAGGCGTATGCCATCCACGGCGGGCTGCCCGGTGCGGCGAAGGCGGCGGGCATCAGCCGCAGCACCATCTACGGGCACTTGAAGGATCTGCCCAGCTGCTCGGGCAAGGAGATCGCCGCCATCGCCCGCGTGACGCGCATCCCGGTGGATGAGCTGTTCGCGCTCTGGGCGCGGGCTTGCTGAGGGGAGGTGACATCATGGAGCTATGGGCGTTGGCTGTGCAGTATATCTGTGCGGCGGCAGGTGCCGCGGCAGTTGTCCGCTGGGTGGACGGCTGCGGGCATAAAAAGAGAACGCCTCCGAGTGCGAATCGGAAGCGTTCAAAGGATGATACGAGGCATTGACCTCGCGAGAACATCTTCAGTATACCACAGGTTCTGACGTTCGCAAGAGGGGAAGTGAAATTTTGTCAAAAAAATCTGAACAGCCCGGTTATTGGGCAGTGATCCCGGCACCGGTGCGCTACGACGACAGGATCCCGGCGAACGCCAAGCTGCTGTACGGCGAGATCAGCGCGCTGTGCGACATGAAGGGCTTCTGCTGGGCGAAGAACGAATACTTCGCCCAGCTGTTTGGCTGGGCAGCACCTACGGTCACGCGGCTGCTTGCCAGCCTGCGCGATGCCGGCTATCTGACGGTGGAGATGGTGCCCACCAGCACCGGCAGCGAGCGGCGTATCTTTGCCGGTCTTTGCACAGGGGGTGTCCGCAAAATTGCGGAGACCCCTCTCCGCAAAAATGTTGGGGGGGTGTCCGCAAAAATGATTACCCCCCTACAATATAATGGGAACAGTACATATGAACATACCCCCCTTACCCCCCACGGGGGGAGAGTGTGCAAAAAGAGTGTGCACAAGGACGCGCCGGATTGGAAGCCGGACAGGTTCGCGGGGCTGTGGAGCTACTACCCGGCTAAGGGCAGGAAGAACAAGCAGCGGGCGATTGCTGCATGGGACAAGCTGCAGCCGGACGACGCGCTGGTGGACAGGATAGCCCGTTCGCTGGCGAAGCTGAAGGCGACGGAGGAGTGGCAGCGAGATATAGGCATCCCCCACGTGGCGACGTTCTTGAACGGCGAGCGTTGGAAGGACGCCGACGAGCTGAACACACCCGCCGTTGACGGAGGACAGGAGGTGACGTTCGGGTGGCAGACGTAGCCAACAATGCCTACGAGGGACGGCTGTACGCGGAGAACGCCGTCATTGGCTCTCTGCTGATCGACGAGGACGCCGCGCCCGGGATCCTCGCCGCCGTGAACTCCGGGGACATCCAGATCCAGCAGAACCGGCAGATCTATCAAGCCGCCCGCGCTCTGATGTTGGACGGGCTGCCCGTTGATCCAGTTCTGATCCGCGACAAGTTGGGGAAGAACATCGAGGGGCACATCCTGCAGCTGATGGAGACCACGCCCACCAGTGCCAACTGGCGGGAGTACGCGGAGGTCATGCGCCAGCAGGCGGCACTGTCCCGCATCCGGGAGATCGCGGCGGAGCTGGTGGAGGCTGTCAACGTGGACGACTGCCGGGAGAGGGTCGCCGCGCTGGGCGAGATATTGACCACCGGAAAGGGCGTTGACGCGTGGAGTATGCGGGAGGCGATGGAATATTTCATGGCGTCGCAGTCCTCCACGGAGCGTCCCGAATATGTCACCTACGGGATGCGGGAGCTGGACGAGGGCACCTACACCGAGAAGGGCGACGTGGTCGTCATCGGCGGAGAACCGTCCAGCGGCAAGACGGCGTTCGCTCTGGGGCTGGCTTACCACATGTCGCAAACCATGAACGTGGGCTTCTTCTCGCTGGAAACGGGCAAAAAGAAGCTCACAGACCGCCTGGCGTCCACCGTCCTTGGTGTAGACTTCAACGCCATCAAGCGCAAGCAGCTGACGGAGTCGGACTGGGAGGCGGTAACGGACGGGGCTGGCGGTGTCGTCGCGCATAAGCTGACGCTGATCCGTAGCAGCGGCATGACGGCGACCCAGATCCAGGCGATCAGCCGCTCTTACGGGTTTGACGCCATCTTCGTGGACTACGTGCAGCTGATCACCCCCGAGGGTGATCCCCGGGCGGGCAACGCCCAGGCGATGGCGGCCGTGTCGCGGTCGCTCCACACCTTTGCCCAGAGCAGCGAGACGCTTGTCGTGGAGCTGGCGCAGCTGGCGCGTCCACAGAAGCAGGGCGGATGGAAAGAGCCGAATATGCACGACCTGAAGGAGACGGGACAGCTGGAGCAGGACGCCGACATCGTGATGCTGCTCTACAAGCCGAAGCCCGGCACGGAGCTCTACGGCGTCGAGTGCGACCCCAACAAGACGCGAATTTTGAAGATCGACAAACAGAAGGAAGGGCGGTTGGGTCGCTGGCCGCTGCACTTTGACGGCGCACACCAGCAGTTCTCGGTGATGACGGGCCCGGACGGGCACGCGATGATGCAGAAATTCGTAAACGCCGGCCGTGCTGCCCGTCAAGCGTCACGACCGCATGTGCCGGGTCAGCTCGGTCTGCGGGAAATCAACGCAAACGACCCCAACTGCCCTTTCCCGGGGAAGGAGGAATGACATGCAGGTCGGAGACAAGATTATGCACAATCCGTTTGTACTGCGCTACTCGTCGTCAGATCCTCGCTTTGAGTCGAGGACGCGGGCGGTGCCGTGCCGCGTGGTGTGGATCCATCCGTCGGGTCGATTCGCCGTCGTGGAGCGCGACAACGGTCTGTATAGATACCGCGAATGCGTGTGGTGCAATGAAAACAACAGAAACGAGGTAAAGAGACGTGAGAACAATAGCAATCATGAACCTGAAGGGCGGCGTGGGAAAAACCGTAACTGCCCTCACTTTGGCAGACGTGCTGCGCCGCGCCGGGAGGACTTCTGTGCTGGTTGACTGCGACGGGCAGATGAGCTTGACGCGGTTCTACCTGCCGGACTTCGACCCCGACACGGCACCCAGCGTGGCGGACGTGCTCATGGGCTGCGCGGAGACGGTGTGGAGCGACAACACCATCCCGCAGGACGCTCTGGGGCGCGTGCAGCTCCTGCCCGGCTCCAGCTCTCTTTACGAGCTGGACGTCAAGGCATTGAAGAGCAGCATCCACAGCATCAGCTCTCTGCGCGGATTTCGCGACGCTGCCGCAGAGGACGGCGTGGACTACATGATCTTCGACTGCCCGCCGGGCTTCACTGCGGCAAGCTGCGCCGCGCTGATGGCGGCGGACGAGGTGGTGATCCCCACCGTCGTGGACGGCTTCTCCTTGCTGGGCGTGGGCGATATGATCGCCCAGGTCGCCAGTATGCGGCAAGCTAACGCTGCCATCAAGATTGCCGGTGTGCTGATTTGCCAGTGGCGCAACAGTGAATCGGTGCGGCAGGGCGAGGAGCTGCTGCGCCGTAACTGGACAGTATTTGACACGGTGATCCGCCGAACGGAGAAGATCCCCGAGAGCACGTTCATGCAGCAGCCGGTCATAGACTACAGTCCCCGCAGCGCGGCAGCGCAGGACTACCGTGCGTGGGTCTGGGAATATCTGCGCGAGGAGGTACGCGACGATGGCTAAGAAGTTCGACATCGGCGACTTCGCCAAGACTCTGGCGCAGCCGGTGCCCGAATCGGACACCGGGCGGGAACAGATCGAGTATATCGGCGTAGATCTGCTGGACGACGACCCGAACAACTTCTACTCCCTTAGAGATTTGGACGAGCTGGCGGCGAACATCGCCACCGTCGGCTTGCAGCAGCCAATCCGGGTACGCGATGGCGAGAACGGTCACGTGGTGATCGTCTCCGGGCACCGGCGCACGGCTGCTATCCGCATGCTGGTGGCGGATGGGCGAGACGACCTGCGGGAAGTCCCCTGCATCCGGGAGCGCGGCGAAGTCTCGCCGGCACTGCAGGAGCTGCGCCTGCTGTACGCCAACAGCAGCACACGCGCGCTCACCTCGGCGGAGATCTCCCGGCAGGTGGAGCGGGTGCGGGAGCTACTCTATCAGCTGAAGGAGGAAGGCTACGAGTTCCCGGGTCGTATGCGCGACCACGTCGCCGAAGCCTGCAAAATCAGCAAGAGTAAGCTGGCGCGTTTGGACGTTATCCGGAAGAAGCTCGCGCCTGACATCCGAGAGGCTTACTGGGATAGCTCCAATGACGGCTGCTTGAGCGAGGAGGCGGCATATACCCTTGCCCGCCTGCCAGTTGCCATCCAGCGGGAGGTGGTAGACGCCTACCGGAGCACGGGGGAAAACAGCGGGCTGCGGTATATGTATGCGGGGCTGATCGAAGATGTGGCAGATACCGTTGAAAAAATCATCAGCAAGAAAGCGAAATGCCCGGACGGCGGGGATTGTTCTCACAGGGACGCACAGATCATCCATGGGGTCAAGTTTAGGCTGACCAACCGCTGGGCGAACTGCGGCTGCGAATACGGGTGCTGCTCGACGTGCAGAACGCTCCAGAGCTGTAAGTCCGTTTGCCCGAAGATGTTGGACAAGCAGAAGGAGCTAAAGTCGGCCGCCAAGGCAGAGAAACAGCAGGCTGCGGCGGAGAAGGCGGCGCGGGAGCGTCCGGCAATAGAGCGCATCGGCTCCATCTGGCAGCGGTTCAGGTCGCTGCGTGCACAGGCGGGCTTGACGCCTAAGCAGTACTTTAAGCTGCTTGACTGCGAGTATAGCCGGCTGTCCGACAAGGCGGAATCTTACGAGACCGGGGCGGAGAAGCTGACTCCGGAGACGGAGCTGCCCTTCGGCTATGGCGTCCACCTGTCTGATATAGACCGATATGTGGCGGCGGCTGACGCTCTGGGCTGCAGCATAGATTACTTGCTGATGCGTACCGATGACCCGCGCATGGCGGACGCCGTCGCGCCTGTTCCTCGACCCGTCCCCGGTCAAACCGTTCTGGCGTCGTGGATGCCCGGCGGCGCGACACCGGCAGAGCCGTGCGATGTTGTGGCGGACATTGATCTGGGCATTGATGGCAAGAAGGCGATGCGTATGAATTGCTGGTGGGACGGGACGGCTTTCCTGGTCGGTAAAACCCGGGAGCCGGTCGGAATGAATGTGATTAGGTGGCTGGCGTTGCCGCCCGTGGAAAAGGAGGACAGAAACGATGATTAACGTGAAGATTGACAAAGGCATCTGCTCCATGACGTTTGCCGGAAGCGGGCTGGAAATCGCTGTTGAACTTGCAGCGATTGTGCACGATCTATATGCTCAGCTCTACCTGCGCGCCGGCGCGTCAATTGCCAACGGCTGTAAGCGCGTGCTTATGGATATGCTGGCTCGCGAGGATTCTCCTGTGTGGGATGTGGAATTGGATAGGGATTCGACATCTGCCTTCTATCTGGAGGGAGACGCGGCGAAGGCTATGATGGCGCGTCTGCGGGACGCTGAGGGGGGGGCGGCAGCATGACGATAGTTGACATGACGAAGGCGCAGTGCGCCGAGCTGGCGAACTACCTGCGCGCCATCCTGAACAAAGGCATGGGCGCGGGTTGCTTCGACAAAATGGAAATGCTGGTGTTGGCACGCCTCGCTCTGGAATCGGCGGAGGATTTGCCGGAGAACGTCCGTTCTCCGGCACCCCCCCCTACGTCGATGGGCTCGTCCTCTGATTCTCTCCGCGCCCGCGGCGGCGCGGCGGAAGCCGCCGAGTTTAAGCGTGCTACGTTGGCGCGGCTGGAGGAGTACCGCCGTGCCGGAGGGCTGAGCAGCTTCACGCCGCTGGCGGTACGGTGCAAGGACGTTGACGGCAAGCCCCTGACGCCGGAGCTGCTTGGGCGGATGCTGAACCGGGAGCGGTTCCCCATCGGCATTTGGCGGTCAGTTGCCGCCGCGCTGGACGATATGGAGAAAGCGCAGACTTTGGAGGTGATGAAGTAAATGGACGTTGTGAAGTTTATTGAGGAGCGGAACAGGATGTGCGCGTCCCATGAAGGAAATTGTGCGTTCTGCCCAGCCAACGGCGATATTTGCCTTGTTAGTTTGCAGAGCCAGCTTTGTGCCGATGAACAGGTAAATCTTGTCGAGGAATGGTCTGCTGCACACCCGCGAAAGACCCGGCAGAGCGTGTTTCTGAAGCAGTACCCGGAAGCGGAAATTGGTAAAAATGGGTGCTTGGTGATTTGCCCAACGAGCATTTCCGCTGATTGCCGGAAGAAATACGGGGATTGTGCAAATAGGTTGTGTCCCGACTGCCGCCGCGAGTTCTGGACGCAGGAGGTAGAGTATGGAGGTATTGAAGGGTGAGTAGGTTTGTGATATATCTGAAGTCGGGGCAGTGCTTTGATGTCTGCGCTGAAGGCGTTGATTGTAAGTATAGCGGTTTGACGGGCGAGCTCACATCCTTCAGCTACACTGGTGCCGTATCGGGAATCCCAGTATATCTCAACGTCGGGGAGGTTGAAGCCGTTGTGCAGCTGAAGGCGCACGAAGGTGGTGATGATGCGAGCGAGGAAGTGTGATTGCTGCGGTGCTGTTTCTTGCACTGAAAAGGGAGGGGTAGGGTGATGGTTAAGGTATTCTGTGATATGTGCGGGCGCGAGATTGACTACGAGGTTGACGGCGTGAATCTGGATTTCAACCACTATGGCGTTGTATCCTTCAAGTCATCGTTCTCTGCGGAAAAACAGTTATGTGTCTTTTGTGCGGAGAGGGTCTGCAAATTTGTGGATGATGGCGCGGAAACACAAATTGTGAAGGAGGCAAAGTCTGATGGAAGATAACAAATTGGTTTGCCCGTGGCTCCCGTCTACTCTGGTGAGTGATGGCGGAAGCCGTGTGACGGCGTTTGCGTACTGTTACGGAGAACGGTGTCCATATTGGAGAATCGTTGAAGTGAGGCCAGACGCTGTCGGCAAACTTCAATCCGTTTGGGGATGTTGCCGCGCGAAAGGGGTGCTATGCGATGAATGACCATGAACTAATCACCGCACTGCGGCGGCTGCGGGTGCAGACCAGAAGCCTCGCCTGTCTCGGCTGCGGTTATGAGCACAACTGCGGCATCCACGGCTGCCGCATCCTCCGCGATGCGGCGGACAGGCTCGAACGCCTTACCGGAGATCCCGGCAGCCAGAAGGTGATGGAGTACCGTGATGGCAGCTAAGGCGAACCCTCGCCGCATCCCGCGCACCCAGCGGGACGTGGACGCCGCCTTTAACCGCGGCATTGCCGAAGGGCTGAATCGCGGCATTGAGCTAATGCTCTATGTGCTGATCGACAAACACGCTGCGCCCATGGAGGACGTGCAGCAGCTATCTAGCGAACTGAACCACGCCGCCGAGTGTGTGGCTGGCGGCTATATCACGTGGGCAGACATCCGGAAGATCTTGAAGGAATACGATGTGGAGGTGGAACTGACATGACGCCCAGCGAACGACCTATTGATGTCATCCGCGATTATTTGGCAGACCCTGACGTTCAGCTTCCGGCGAAGGTGTACAGCGCGATCCTGCTGGCAGTTGAGCTGGTAGAGGCGAAGGAGCGGGCGGCGGAGCTGATGGAGGAGCTGACGTGACGGATTCTGACGGCAGACGCTATGTGATCGTCAGGCAGCGCGCCGGCTACATGGTCAAGGCGTTTGTCACGGACAACTATTTCTACCTTGAGCGGTACGGCAGGCGGGCGGCGGCAAACCGCTGCCGTCCCGCCTTCAGCCGCACCAGCGTGGACAGACTGGAGCTGCGCCTCGCGCTGTTCGGCTTTGACGGCATATTCTATACGCTGACCTTCGACGAGGACAACGTGCCGCCGGACTGGGCGGGTGTCAAGAAGGCGTGGGAGCGATTCTTGAAGCGGCTGAAACGCTGCCGCGGCTCTCCGGTAGACTACTACGTCTACCGCATCGAGGGCCTCCACGGGGAGCACCGCTGGCACCTCCACGTTTTCCTGCGGCAGCAGGATTTCAGCTTCGCGGAGGTGCAGCAGGCGTGGGATGGTCAAGGCGAGATCTGGGCGGAGACATGGAACCGCGCCCGTGTGCTGGCGACCTCAGATGTGGATTGCCGCGGCTACCGAGGACTGGCGATCTACATCACGAAGGAAGTGCCGGAGGTGGGGCGGCACCCGTGGGGCTGCTCCCGGGCTTTGATCAAGCATATCCCGCCTCCCACCGTCACGCCGTCCAGCACCGGCGCGATTCGCCCGCCGCCCGGCGCGGTGCCCATGCTTTCGGAGGAGAAGTCCTGCCCACGCCTCGGAAGCTGGGGCGTCTACGGCTACAGCCGCTATCTCTTGCCGGAATAGTTAGTACTTTTATTTTAAATCTAAGGTAGTTATATATACTATACTCTTGAGATAGAACTACCACTTATCTTGAAATCTAATGATTATTTACGGACAAAGCAGCAAATGAGGTGAAAATGCTTGCGAATAACAACGGAATACGGTAGAATAGTCCCAAGGAACGATGGCTGGTTGACGTGTCCCAGGTGCAACCGGAATCGTCATTTCCTGCGAGTGTTGCCCGGCACGGCTGCTGAAGAGCTGCCGGTATACTGTCGGGACTGCAAAACGGAGATCATCCTGCATATCGAGCAAGAGGCCAGAGCGTTGAACGCCGGAGCCCATGAGTAGACACCACACGTTGGTGCTGCGTCATGGTCTCCGGCGTTTTTTGTTTTGCCGCGAGGTGATAGCCGCGAGCCGGAACGCCGGAGCCAGAGACGGGAGGGGGCGTATGGGTATTTCAGCAGGCAGGCTCGCGGAGCTGCGCGGGCTTCTTGAGGCGGGAGCGGAGCACGAGTTCTACTCCTGGCCGGAGTGGCGGCGGCTGCGCCGGGAGGTGCTGACGGTGGACAACTGCGAGTGCCAGGAGTGCAAGCGGCGCGGCGTGTACTCCAGAGCCAGCATTGTCCACCACGTCCGGCACCTGCGGGATCGTCCTGACCTGGCACTGTCCGTCTACGATGGCGATTCCCGGCAGCTGGAGGCCGTCTGCAAGCGTTGTCACGAGGAGCTGCACCCAGATAGCCAGCGGCAATACGCGCCGTCTGCGCCGCCGCTGACGCCGGAACGGTGGGATTGACCCCCCCCCTCGGAAAAACGCCCCTTGCGCCCTCGTTGCTACTCGCGGGGGTCCAGGACATCCCAGATCGGAAGAGCGTCGTGTAGGGAAAGAGTGTAGATCTCGGTGGTCGCCGTA